CAGTACAATTTAAAACTGTTTCTGGAACAGGTTTTACTTTCGGGACTGCAGAAAAAAATACTGCATTAGTATATTCGGATGGAACTAATGTTGTTGAAGTATTTCAAAATACAACACAATTACAAGATCTATCTGATCTAGCAGTTACAAATGGGAATTTTATAGTAGGAGACGGAACTAATTTTGTTACTGAATCTGGAGCAACAGCTAGAACTTCAATAGGTTTAGGAACAGGTAATGACGTACAATTTGATTCATTTGGAGTTGGAACTGCTGCATCTGGAACTACAGGAGAAATTAGAGCAACTAATGATGTAACTGCTTTTTATTCTTCTGATGTTGCACTTAAAGAAAATATCACAAACATACCTGATCCAATAGAATCTCTAAAAAAATTAAATGGTGTATTATTTGATTGGAAAAAAGAATATATAGACCAAAGAGGTGGTGAAGATGGTTACTTTGTTAGAAAAAAAGATGTTGGAGTCATTGCTCAAGAAGTTGAAAAAGTTTTACCAGAAGCAGTTGCACAAAGACCAGATGGAATTAAAGCTGTAAAATACGATAGACTAACATGTTTATTAATAGAAGCTGTTAAAGTATTAACAGATAAAGTAGAAAAATTAAGTAAGGAGAAATAAAATGGCTGTACCTAGTACAAACGTTGGATTGTCCGATATACAAACAGAGTTTGGTGGATCTAATCCTATTTCAATTTCAGAATATTATTTAGGAGGACCTTTAGTTTCTCCAGCTACACCTGCACCTAATGGGCCTATCCCAAGTTCAGGACAGATTTCTATAGGTCAATTTAGAGGAGCATCAGCTGTTGTTGAGGTTGATTATATGATTGTAGCAGGCGGTGGTGGTGGAGCAGGACATGCTTCGTCATCTTCTTTTGGTTGCGGAGGCGGAGGAGCTGGAGGCTATAGAGCTTCTGGTTTTGGCCCAGCACCCTTACAAGGTTCAAGTATTTTAGCAGGTAAAGGAACTCATGATATTGTTGTAGGAGCAGGAGGAGATGGTCGAGACACTCCAGATGGCCCTGCACCAGGAAGTGGTGATAGTGGAAATGATTCTTCATTTGCAGCGCCACAACCTTTTGGAATAACAGCAGCAGGCGGTGGCGGTGGATCTGTAGGTAATAATACACCAGGTGTTCCTGGAGGATCAGGTGGTGGAGATTCAGCACACAGTTCAGGACCCGCTAACGTTGGAGGTACAGGAAACACACCTCCTGTAAGCCCACCTCAAGGAAACAATGGTGGAAACATGGGAGCTTTTCCAAATAGAGGTTCTGCTGGCGGCGGTGGAGCTGGAGCACAAGGAACAGATAATCCAGGTGGTAATGATGGCTCTCCAGGAGGAGCTGGAGTACCAAATGCAATTTCAGGATCTGCAGTTAATTACGCTGGCGGCGGTGGCGGTGGCGGTTGGAATAATGCAACCGCAGGCACTGGCGGAATTGGTGGTGGTGGAAACGGTGGAAGATATGGTGATGGAAATCCAGGAACAGTTAACACTGGTGGCGGCGGTGGAGGCTGCGGGCCTATCAACGTAGTTGGTGGTGGAGCAGCACATGCAGGTGGAAACGGTGGATCTGGTATTGTTATCATTAGATCACCATCAGGTGCACCTATGTCAGTTACACCAGGTACCAATACAGTAGCTCCCGATGGAGCAGCTACAGTTGCAACATTTACAGTTACAGGAACTTTAACTTTTAATTAATATTATGGCACATTTTGCAGAATTAGAAACAAAAACAGATCCAACAGGTTTTACATCTGATACACATCTTATTGTAAAAAGAGTTATTGTAGTAGGTAATGATGTAGAAACTTCTGATGGTCCTTTAGGAGAAAATGATATGCATGTAGATGGAGAAACATGGTGTCAAAATTTCTTTGGATCAGGCACTTGGAAACAAACTTCTTACAATAAAAATTTTAGAAAAAATTACGCTGGTATAGGTTTTAGGTATGATGAGTCTAAAGATAAGTTTATCGCACCACAGCCTTTTGCTTCATGGTCATTAAATTCTAATAATGACTGGCAAGCTCCCGTAGCTAACCCAACAGTAATTACTTATGGGGATAACACTCCATATAATAGTATTGATTGGGATGAACCAAATTTAAGATGGGTAGCTTATGATGATCAAAATAATCAATTTGTTTGGAATCCAGACTCATCTTCTTGGGTAGCTACAGGTAATTAATATTTCATAAATATTGTATATTTTTTATAATTGTATATATACAATTAAGAAATTATGATTTTATATGATTACTATTATTATTTTAAATCTGCTTTAACACCAAGATTTTGTGATGAAGTTATTAAATATGGTAACAAACAACAAGAACAAATTGCTCTTACAGGTGGGCAACAAAAGAAAAAAGATAAATTAAATAAAAAAGATTTAAATGATTTAAAGAAAAAAAGAGATTCCAATATTGTTTGGATGAATGACAGATGGATTTATAAAGAAACACAACCGTATGTTGCTACGGCTAATCAAGCTGCAGGTTGGAATTTTAATTGGGATTGGTCAGAGTCTTGTCAATTTACAAAATATAAATTAAATCAATTTTATGATTGGCATTGTGACAGTTGGGATCACCCTTATAACAGCCCTAATGATCCAAATAGTCATGGTAAAATTAGAAAATTATCTGTAACATGTTGTTTATCAGATCCAAAAGATTATGAAGGTGGAGAATTAGAGTTTCAATTTAGAAATCAAGATGATCCTACACTTACAAGAACTTGTACTGAAATACTACCTCGTGGTTCTATTGTTGTGTTTCCTTCATTTGTATGGCATAGAATTAAACCTGTAACGAAAGGAGTAAGATATTCATTGGTTATGTGGAACCTTGGATATCCTTTTAGATAATGAGTTTTAAAAAAAATAAATATACTATAATAAGAAAAGCAATTGATAAAAGTTTAGCAGCTTTTGTTTGTGATTATTTTTTAACAAAAAAACAAGTTTATGATACTTGTATAAAAGCTAGATATATATCTCCTTACGAAACTACATTAGGATATTATGAAAATAAAAGTGCTCAAATTCCTGATACATACTCATGTTATTCAGATATAGCTATGGAAACATTATTAACACAATGTAAACCCTTAATGGAAAAAACTACAGGATTAAAATTATACTCTGCATATAGTTATGCAAGAATTTATAAAAAAGATGATGAATTGAAAAGACACAAAGATAGATTTAGTTGTGAGATATCTACAACAATGAATCTTGGAGGAGATGATTGGTCAATTTATTTAGAACCATCTGGCGAAGAAGGAATGAAAGGTATTAAAGTGGATTTAAAACCAGGAGATATGTTAGTTTATTCTGGATGTGAATTAGAACATTGGAGAGAAAAATTTAAAGGTAAACAATGTGTACAAGTATTTTTGCATTACAATAATAGAAAAACAAAAGGTGCAAAAGAAAACATGTTTGACAAACGTCCACATCTAGGACTTCCCGCTTGGTTCAAAGGCTTTAAAATTTAAATAGTGTCTATCTTAACAAGATTTGTTAATACTTGTTTAGAAGATGTGACTTACCCAAAACAATCTAAATTTTGGCACGTTCAAGGGAGACTTAAAAATAAATCTAATCAAATTTTTAAATTTGATGTTAGGGGCATGGCTAAAATACCAGATAATAAATTAGGTAAGTCTGGTAACACAGGTTCTAATGCAGATAAAATGGTATTTGAGACAACTAAGGATTGGGTAATATTTGATATCGAAGAAATAAATAAATATGTAAAAAAATACAACACTAAAGTTTTATTGTTTGAAGACTTGTTAGATAAGCTAGATTGGAATATAATAATAGCCAAATAGCTTAGGTAGATTTATACCAATTAATCAGATAAAATAGGGTTATGGCTTTAACAAAAATACCTTTTAGACCTGGATTTAATAAACAAAATACAGATACCCAGAATGAAAATAATTGGGTTGATGGCGATAATGTACGTTTTAGATATGGTCAACCTGAAAAAATAGGTGGTTGGGCACAACAAACTTCTTCAGAATTAATAGGAGTTGCAAGAGCACAACATACATGGGCTGATTTAGATGGTAGAAAATATAATGCTATTGGCACGAATAGATGTTTGTATGTTTATTATTCTGGAGATTTTTATGATATTACACCAATAGATCCTAACCGACAACAAACAGGTGCTAATATAACGACTACTAATGGTTCAACAACAGTAACTATTACGACTGTAAGTGACCATAATTTAGAAGCTGGAGATATAATTACATTTGAAAACGCAGGTTCATTTA